CCGACATTTGCATTTAACAATACACTGTCGGCTGATAGACCAGATAAACCGATTGGATACTTATCTATAATTTCTTTTCTAACGGACAGAAACCGTCTTAGGGCATTGCCGAAGAAAATATGTTGTGAGTAGTCATTGTAATCCACCAAAGGTAACACACGGGATTTAGCACCTGTTATAGATAAATCTATAAGTGTTCCGCTGGAACTACCTAAACCAGATAATGAAGCTACTAAACTTTCAAATGTAAAGCCGTCAGCCATTTATTAATATCCCGCTGTGTAATCAATGTCGTAGATGTCGCCACAAGCAAATTGCCATTTTTCTGGATAATCATAGACAATTGTTTCACCTCTGACGTTTAGTTTTAGAACTACCTTATATCTCATACCCTCATACAGTAGAGTATTATCCAAGTCAAAAAAGTTTCCATCTGCATCATAGGATAGTGNNTGTTCTGGCACTTCTACATCATTTGTCACTAANTCTCTTATCTCAAAGGTTCCACTCTTAATTATTGCTGTATTTAAGGCGGTAGATGTACCAGTTAGTGTTTCCCATTGTGTTTGTTTATTTTTTACAAATACTCTAATTCTTGCCTTCGTTGTTGGAGAATATTGGTCACTTAGGTTTGGTAAAGATACAACATGATTAGAGGTAACATAATTACCGTAACCAGAAGTTGGTAATAGACACTCAAATGAAAACGAATCCGTTCTGTACTCACCGGCAGTTGTTACTGTCCAACTATCAGTGAAAGACGTTGAAGATGATAGACCTAAGTTTACACCTGTTAAGTTTAGATATCCAGCGGCATTTGTCGCTGAACCTATGTGTACCTTATAAATACCCTTTGAAAATCTTGAGGCAGTTACAGCCATTCCAGAAGCAGCGGAAGTCAGCATACCTACACCATTAGCACTAAGGGTGACATGGCCTGGAAATGGGCCTTTTCCATTTAGGTCTGTCAACTCGCCATCAACTAAACTATAATAGAATAGGTTGGCTGTCTTAGAAAATAACAAGTTTTCTCTGTTATCCTTTATTGCTCCATTCCATTCTATTTCAAAGTATGGTCTTTTACGAGTGTTGGTTTCTCTACTATAAAACTTTTTAGTATAAAAACTCTCAGCAGATACAGAAGCCGCAACTCCAGCCGACAGTGCTTCGGGTTTATCTTTGGCCTCATAAGCATCGGTCATACGAATAAGAAAACCGTGGTCTGCACTTCCACCATTAGCAATAGATGTTCCAGTAGAATAATCTAAGTATGCCTTGAAGTAATCGGTGACATCCATTTTTAAATCTTCTTCACCACTCTCAAAAAACTGAGTAGCACTATTAGAGTCATAAACTCTACTAGCTGCACCTATGTATGCCGCTGCACCTGTTTGACCATTTGAAGCTGTCCACGGTACAGTGTTCGTTGCACTTACGGCATTAGAAAAACCAGTGTTTGTATAGTTGTCATTATCAAGTCCTCTACCTTCCATAAATGTAGCGGTAAGAGGATATGCTACTAAGTCAAAATTTGTAGCTTGAGTATCACCATGTTTAGCGTTCTTCAAATTAATAAAAGCTGACACACTACTATCAGTTCTTGGGTCTGGTATTCTACCATTATTTACAATATCAGCACTTAGAGAGGAAAGAGAGAATCTAATAAGTATTCTTGCAAATTCTTTTCTATCAGTAATATCGTTTATATTATTCCACACTTCTAATATTGGTGATTCACCAAAGTTAGATGTCACAGACGCCTCTGTTATCCAAGTGTCCTTATCGGCGTAAGCTCTGGCGATAGACATTATGTTGTTCTCCCTACTATGTCAAAGTTTGGATATTTTAATTCCCAACAAACATCTTCTGGAAATGATAATATACCGTTTTGTGTATTTGCTTGAATATCAAAATCATAAGCGGAATAGGTTCTGCTGTCTTGATTTGTGTTTATGTTTGTAAATTTAAAGTCTACAACTGACCTTACCTTTTCTAATGCTTGTAATCTTGCCACATAGTTAGGAACTATTAGGGTAGACCCAAAGTTTGTGTTTTCTGCAATAAATAACCTTCTCAAAGTAATAAAACAATCCACCAACGCATCATTAGCATTGACATCAGGCACAGGTAGAATAGTAAAATCAACACCTATATTACAAACTTTACCATCTGTTAGTTTTACAGTATCAGAAAATGACTTGAAATTTTGTATGTATGTTTCTATGTTATTTTTCAATACTCCTGTTGGTGGTATCAAAAAACCATTTGCGTTTCTTGCTATAGTTATCAGCTCTACACCCAAACCGTTTGCTGGGTCTTTACGAGCATAGCTCCTAAACACAGAACCAAACTCTGGTGGCATAGACAACACCCTAACTTGATAGTCTTGTAGTGTAACCGCTCTATTTTGAGAGTTAAAATATTGTAATGCGTTTTGTTTTATAGAAGTCCTATTTTCAGCATCAGACCCACCTGTTGCCTGTTGGACATTCTCAACTGACAAAGAAGACAATATTGTATTTGCCTGTGATGCCGATACCGATAGAAAGTTTGGATTATTGAAAGACACCACTCTTGATGAAAATCTGTTGAGCGTTCTCGGCCCAACATTAGTATCTGTACCACCACCATACCTGTATTTCACATCAATATTGACATCTCTTGGTGCAAAACCTAATCCTTTGGTTTTTAGAAAGTTTGATGAATCAACCACAGCAGGTGCAAAACCAGATGGTGCACCTCTAAGACTTGGCGGTAAAACAAAATCTTCGGGGTTTGGTATTATTTCTGAATCTTCTAAGTCGGTTGTACCAGAACCAAAAATGATAGAAGTCGTGCCATCTGCACTAACCTCAGTTGTGTACCTGTAAGGTATCTTCTTGTATTGTAAGACATACTGGGCATCAGCACTAGATGAGTCAGTATTTACGTTTCCTGTAAAAACACTTCCTTGTGCCAAGTTATCAACGTGAAAATACTCTTTACCATCGGAAGAGGTTACTGATATCACTTCTGTTATTTCTGTATCCGGCATCGTAAGTTTTAGAAAAGGNACTGAGTCACTAGCACGATACGAAAATGTTCTTGTAGAACCAGCAATAGCAGAAACACTTGTTATTGAATATTGTGTCTGCGAAGCATTTACCTGTGTTGTTACTCTATCTTGTGGTTTTGAAAAGTCTGCATCATTTAGTATTTCAAATTGAACTGATGGCTCAAAATTAGTAACTACTTTAGTACCTTTTTTTAAGGTGAATGTGGAGTTAGCAGAAGTTGAATTGGTGAAAGTTGCACTTATAGAAAGGTTTACAACGGCTGGTCTTGAAAATTTAGGTTGATATCCTAAGTTTTGAGCAAGAGAAAAAATATTTTTTTCTTCTATAGCTCTTTCAATAAAACCTTCATTCACTTGTCTATCTATATAAAAAGACATAGCATCACCTAAATATGCTAGCAATTCTACAATAGCCATACCACCAGAAGCCTCATTAAAATCTTGAAAGTCATCTGGAAAATATCTTCTTAGATAATCCATTAAGTCTGATTTTATAGAATCAAAATCTTTCGATAAATAGTTGACATCAGCAACCTGTCTTGTGCCTTGTCTTGTTGATTGATAATTTGGCATTTATATTCTCTATGTTGGTGCGTTTTGGAATGATAATTGAATAGAGTCCCTAATACCACCAGCGTTTTGTAGTGTGTAAATCATCCTTACTAAAATATCATTTTCATTTACGTTTGTGCCACGGGGCGGATTATCGCTAGTAAAAATCTCTATTTCGTCCATTGTTACATATGGCATCCAAGTGTCTAGTGCAGATCGTATCTCTGCTCCTATTCTTGCTTCCATTTCTTCTTTCTTAATGGGTTCAAATAGTTCACCTAATAAAATAGGTATATTAGTTCCAATATTAGGATTAACAACTCTTTCGCCTTTTTTAGTCAATAAAAGTATTTTTATATCCTCTTTAACGGCATCTATAGTTGTATTATTCATCTCAAAGAAGCCTTTACGATAAGACCTCAAAGGAAATTTTAGATTAACACCCATTGTTCTTCTCTTAGTTTAGAAAGTTTCTATTACTCAAATGTTCTGATAAAGTTCTGGTCAATGAAGTAAACCTGTTTCTAACACCATCAAACCTATCTCTTAAGTTATTAATGTTACTTTGTACTTCAGCCGTTTTTTCATCTGTCTCTATTGGTACAGTAAATCTTGGGTTAGCTGAGCCTCCAATACTTATATCATCAAACTTTATTCTCCTTTTCTTTACAACTGTTCTATAACCCAAATTTACAGCTTTGGGTGGTGTCGGAACAGTAATAAACTTTGATGGTATAGTTACTGTAGCGCCTGGGGTTCCTCTTGCAACCAACACACGATCCCTTTTAGGACCGACAGGGGTCATTATTGTTCTTGTTTCATAAACATCACCAGAGCCTGGCACTCTTACCCTTGACGCTGGAACAAAAACCCTTCTGGAAGGTTGTGGAATAAGTCTTACGCCTCTATTCACTACTTGTTTATCAACAACTTCCTTGTCTGGTATATCAATGTTTATCTCTGGTAGAGCGTGCTCATGGTCGATATAAGAATTAAATAATTCTTCTACCACATCAAGAATCTCTTTCGTTGTACTAACAAAGTTTCTCAACATATTGTCTTGTGTCTCAAAATAGCTGTTTAGTTTTTCACCTAAAACCATACTATGCATTCTTGATTGAGCATCATTAGTAGATGATAAATTGTAAATCTCTTCCGCTATGTTTACAATAAAATCCCTTCTTACATTAGTTTCATCTACTTCATTAGTGACCTTTTCTAACAGAGGTGTTATGTCAGTGGGTCTTGCATCAGAAAAATGTACTGTCTTTGTTTTTGTTGAGCCTACTGTACCTAATGGATTTCTTTGATAGGGTCTGTTTTCTAAAATACCCATCTCTAATGTGCCAGGCTTATTGCTATATAGGGGCAGGTAAGAATGTCTTATGTAAGAACCGCTTCTACCCTGCATCAAAACATCACCAAGATTTAATGGTAACTGAAAAACATTTCTTTCAGCTTTTGATGATGGTTGTCTTGATTCATTATTTATTTTGGCAACATCAAAACGCATACCATATCTTGATAATGGCTCTGGATTTTTATCCACGTTTTGGTCGTTAGCAAGTTTTGTACTGACCCTATCAGTATCATTAACTCTGGCCATCCAATAACCTTTTGAGTTGTTTAGGGTAGTCTCTCTTATTACAAAAACCTGTTCTCCTACCTCAGGCACAGATATAATAGTATTAGGCATAAACGGAGCATACCACCTTGTGGCTTCATTTTCTGGAGATTCACTACTTAAATCCTCACCAATAATTCTTGCGTTTATTGAAAACTGTGGAAGACTGGCGCTACCTTGAGGACTTACATCTACACCTAATTTTACACTTATTACTATGGCTCTATTTAAAATGAATAGTTCTGGCTTCTTCCAACCAAGAGCACTTGCATACAACTCTTCTTCATAGCTGGCTGCAGAAAGCAAATTCTCCATTGATGGTCTATTCATTATCTTCTTCCACTGGTTTTATTTGTATGTTTCTTTTCTTTAACTCTGCTTCTATCTCATATAGAGTATTTCTGACTTCCGTAGCTTTTTTTCTAACGAAATCCATTATAGTTATTTGGTCTTCATAGACCTGCAAACCTTGTGCATAGATGGAACTCACTTCTTCATCAGATAGTTTAGAGTAATCAATTGATGAATTCATCTTTTAAAACCACATAACTTGTTTTTATCTTCTTTATAGATTTTGTTATCTTTCTGCTTGGAAGGTCAGTTGCTTCTCTAACATACATATACAATTGTTTCTTATTATAAATATTTAGCTTATGATAGTTTTTCAGTATTTCGTTAATAATATTTAGAAC